ATCGCGCGCAGCACCATCTCCACCGTGAGCATGGATTCGTTGGTCGAGCTTCCGGTCGGCGTGGCGTTGAACTTCCAGTTTTGGACCTCGAAGACCTTGTTCGTCCACCCGTACTTGCTGAGCGTGAGATAGATGTTGTCGCCAGGGCGCACGAGCAGACCGCGCGGGCCAGTCTTGAGAATGACCGTCTCCTGCCTGCGCGTGCGCTCCAGTTCGATTTTCTCAAGGCGCTGGGCCTGGGTGGATGACACGACGGCGTCGAGTGAAAGATCGCGCCACAGCACCTCTCCACTGTCCTGGGCGACATAGGTAGACGACTGCGGATTTGCCGGGTAGCACGGGATGTCGGTTGCGACATAGCCGTTGTCGGCATCGATATACATTCCCTTCACCGCGTTGCACAAAGCGCGTTTTGCGAGTCTTGGCTGCACCTGCAGCTGACCGATCACGTCTGCATCGCTGAATGACACCTCTGGGGCATAGTAGGCGCCCGCCTTGATGTACCACTTTCCGGAACTCCTGGTTATCGTCCCAGCCATGGCATTACAAATCGCCTGAAGGTGGTCATCCAGCACAATGGACGAATCCATGAAGTGGTTGGCTCGGTATCGTGGCTCTGATCCGCCTCCGGCCAGCGCGACCATCTCATCACAGATGTTCGCCGATGCGATCACGGTCGGAAGATCGATCGATGAAAGCGGCACCCCACCGCCAATCATCGTGTCGGTGAGCATATCCAGGGCGATCAACGCGGGATTGTCGCTCCACCTTGTCACCTCGTCGCGCGGATCGTAGATCTTCTTCCCCTCGATAAGCGCCGAAAGGTTTGGGATGCCTCCTGACCAGATCTGCTGATCGTATTCAAGCCGGGTAAACATGTAGGCGCACCCCTGTAGCGTGTGTGCCGATGTCCAGTTCGGAAGCCATGCCAGCATCTGGCTTATTGCATCCTGACCAGGGTAGCCTGTTTTCCATGACAGGAACGCCTTCGAGTTGTATGGAACTGTCGTCGTTCCGCTCGTTGTTGTATTTGACCCGGACAGGACATTTCCACTCGAATCAATACTTAGCTTGTTCTCGTTGTAGTAGAACTCGAGAATTGCGTTTACCTCGTGCGAGCAAAAAACCTGGGCGATGTGCAGGTACTTCCGGTCTGTTCCAGTCTCCTGCATGTAAACGATCGTTCCACCCACGCGCCTACGCCCGTACACATAGGCGCGTGGCTGCGCAGAACTTCTGATGCTCTGCGTGATTCCCTGTGCCTCTCGGATGGCATTGCGCATCCGGCTTTTTGCTATCTGGTTCGACCTTATTGAATAGGCGATTGACGCAACGGTAAGAGTAATGCGAATCGCCATCGCATATTGGGCGATGTACTGAACGATGTATTGAAATACCGGATAAAATTGAGGCATTTTCAGACCCTCCAGGCTTTGATGACTACCCGGTTCGAGATCAGATACCCGTGCTCAGACGGTATCGCGACTCCGCCAGGAACGATAATCCCGCAGAAAATCCGCTCGTCGGCTCCACTCACAAGGCACACATCACCTCTCTGGGCGAAGTTCGGATTAACCTCCTTGAATCCGGCCTCAGCCATCTTCACGCACGATGCCTGATCGAGGCCGCCGCCCTGCTTTATCAGCCTAGCGGCGCCAAGCGCTGTCTCGTATTTTCCACGGTAGTCTTTGTATGGATCAACCCCGCGAAGCTCGCGAATCCAGTTTGCTGCAAATAGGCAGCAGTCGTTTATTCCCCAGCGGAACGGTTCTCCGGCCATGGAGTCCAAATAGGCGTGAAGCTTGGTTGCCTTGTCCATATTAAGGAAACATCCCTTGCTGATGTGTCACGCTTCCTCCTGTCGGAGCGCTTGATGTGTACTCGCCTGGCTGATACACTCTTCCCCACATGATCGTCTTGTCCTGCAACGCATCGACGAATTCAAATCCCTTGTCTGCCGGATAGCTTATTTGCTGATCGGCAACCGTGTATCTACGTTCACGCGAACGTTTCATGTCGGAAAGCTCCGACTCAGCTGGGATGGTGATGGTCGCGGTCCCCTCCGTGTCCGTTATGGATGGCGAGTCCATGTGTCCTGAAAAGAACTCGAAAGGATCACCAACAACAGAGCCATCTGGCCCTAGGAACACGATGTAAGCGTGAACCGGGTTGCCCTGGTATTGCTCGGTGATCAGCGTGGCAATGTACGCCGTTGGTATTCCGGTAAGCGTAAAGGTAACGCCGGAGCTCTGAGTCCCGTTGTCTTCCTCAACAACCGAGATTGCTCCTAGCGCACCAACGCCGAGGTAGGTGTCCCCAGAGATGACGAGGTCTCCATACCCGCTATGCAGCCGTACATGACCTCCAGTGAATGCGAAGTCGGCTGCAAAAATTGGGCGTAGGACAGCCTGCGTGATAGCCGTCTGCGTGTTGCTTGGCAGACTTCTCATCAGAACGCCTCCATGATTGAGATTGAGTAGGGCCCGAAGTTCTTTCCGTTCGTGATCGGAAGCGCCGGGGCCTGACGCTGACGGAACAGCCCGACCGCATTCGTGTAGATGATCTGGGTCCCGGCCGCGTAGGCCTGTCGGATGCGCGGGAACACATCTACAGACCCGGAGTTGACCTTGAGTACGCGGAATAGCTGTGTGCCTACCTGGATCCAGTCGCCGACCGCAAGAGAGCCCGTGCCACTCGTAGGCAGATTGGTCGAGTTCGCCACGCATCCAGCCCCGACCGACCATGCCCCAGAAGCGCTCCCCTTGCTGGATCCTCGCAGGATGTCGCGGTAGAGAAATGTGCCCTCCTGCCCGTTGAGCGAGCAAAGGAACGCTTCAACCGCATCGGCGCCGGCGCGGTTCAACTGTGGAACTTCGATATCCACCTCCCACCAGGAGCCCTGCAGCGCGTTGACCTGCTGGTGTCCTGTCGGCATATACTTCGTCACCTGGACCGAGCTGATAGGCGACCACTTGGAAGAGGCGGTTGCGAACTGAGAGGGAGGAGTGAGCGGAAATGTGATCATGTTATGCGGCTCCGTACATCATCGCCTTGCGACCACCGCGGCTCACGTCGTCCATAATGGACGCCTTCTGTTGCTCGCCAAACTGGCGAAGCAGCGGCATAAGCTCGGCGTGCGATACACCCGGCTGAATGTAGAAGGTCTGGTGTATCGAAGGACCTTGAGCGCCACCCTGAGTAAGGCGGCTCGTAACATGATTTGGGACGATCGTGCCGCTTGAGCCGGGCATGAACAGCTCGGGGCCCTTCTCACCAACCAGGTATGCGGTTCCTTGGTCGACATCGCCACCCACCGCCTTACCTCCGCCAAACATTGTAGGTAACGCGCTGAATCCAGAGAAACCTCCGAACATGCCGTTTAGGATCGGGTTGATGATCGACAGCTTGATCACCATGGAGAGGATCTGCTGAGCGATCATGTTCACAAAACCGGTCATGTCGGTTTTACCCTTCAGGACCATCTCGGCCATGTTGTCGCTGATCTGGCTGAATGCGTTCGTGAAGGTGTCGCGCAGCATCTTCGCACCCTCCTTCAGCTTCTCATTGAGCTGGTTGATGTGCGCCTGGGCCTCGGCCATCTTCTTATAGGCCTTCTCCATCTGCTCCAGCGCGGTCCCTGGGTTGTCGCCTTCCTTGAGTTCAGCGAACCCCTCGCGCATGCTGGCCGTGGCCTCATCGAGCTTTGCGTTCCAGAAAGTGAGCTGGCTACCGATTCCCTCGCCGACCAGGTGTGCCTTTTCGACCTCGCTCGAGTAACGCTCCATCTGATCGTTGGACATCTTGCGCAACTCCAGGATGCCCTGTTCGGCCTCCATCTGCTTCTGGCTGGCTTCCGTTTCAAGGCTTTGCCGAGCGCCCTCTGTCATACCTCCGCGCACCTCTATTTCGCGCTGCCTCTGCACCACATATGGGTGAACGTCGCCCAACTCTTTCGGGATAGGCACTCCAGCCGCGAGCGCCCTGAGTAGGTCGGCCTCGTCCTTTAGGTGGTCGAATTTCGCTCCGCGCGTCGACTCGAGCGCGTTGATCGACTCCTGGATCTTGGCCATTGAATTCTCGAACGGTAGTTTTGCGAACTCAGCGGCCTCCTTGTTCATTTTATCAAAGGCCTCGCGGGTCGCATTAACTCCATAGAGCGCCTCTCCGGTGATATATCCGATCCCCTCGCCGAAATCGTTGAACCACCCAAGCGCCCTCGCTCCTGCCGCCTTAACCCCCATGTTCGAGGTTTCGAGCGAATAATTCATCCGGTTGATCGAATCGATCGTGCTCTGGGGAACGCCCGGAATGTCGTTAATATTGTGGGCGATGTCCTTGAGTTCATTGACGACCAACATCGCCACCGACCTAGCGCCCATCAGGCTGACGCCAACCTTCAGCCCTCCGCGCTGCACGGCCTCTGCCATGGCGCTCGCGCTCGAGGACGAATCCTTGAAAGAGCCCTGAATATCCTTGCCGCTGGTCTTTGCCTGCGCGGCCGCATCCCTGCACCCCTGGTTGAATCCAGCCGTGCGGGCGACGAAATCGACGAAGATTGATCCGATGGAGGCCATGGTGTTACTGCTTCAGGTTTTTCAGGATCGCGAAGGCGTCGCCCAGGTCGCGTGGCTCCTCTTTGGCGTTCGGATTGCTGATGAAGTCTTCGATCTCAAACGGGCGCGCGTCAGAGGAGCGGTGGCAGTTGGCGATGAGAGCCATCATGCTGGCAGCCTCCCGAGTGCGGCGGTTCTCTCGCTCCTGATGCTGCTCCACCAAGAGCTGGAACTCATACGGAGTGAGCCTCCAGAACTCCCGCTCGGAGAGTCCGAGGTGCACCCGTGCGAATGCCCAGCGCTTGGTGATCGCGGCATGCATCGGATCTACTCGCCGTCCTTTTCAGCATTCTTCTGGGCCACGGTGGTGTCATCCACGCCATTGGCTCGCTTGTAGGCCTCCAGGATGGCGTCGGAGATTTCACCGTATCTGTCCATGTGCGCCTGGATCAGGCTTCCGACCTGCTCGATCTTGATGCGCGGGCTTTCGTGTAGGAGCATGCCCCAGAGGACGGCGCGGGTTCTGGTCGGACCGCAGTTGGTCCAGAACTCATGAAGGTAGGGGTTCACACCCACCACGTTTTCCACCTCGCAGGCGGCGTTAAAGTCGAGGAGGAGGTGACGCTCCTTGTCGAGCGTGAGAGGAACCGGGCTGGTGATTCGGCTCATGTGTTTTGTATTTTGAGTTTTAGAATACGGTTAATACGAATTCAAAGAATCGGGCGCGACAGTTTAGGCCGGGGCCGTGAACGTTCCGGAGATCAGCAAGTCGAACTTGGCCGTCATCTGCTTGTCGACGGGCTTATCCTCCTCGTAGTTCGTGATGTAGGCTGCGAACGTCGTGCCGGTCGTCTCGCCCACGTTCTTGAGCTTGAAGTTGACCAAGCGATTCGCGAGTGCATCGGCTCGAAGTCCTTGATGCGTGGTATCGGTTGGCAGGAAGTTGATCTGCATGCCGTAGGTGATTTCCACCGACGTGGGCAGGTATTCCTTCAGCTGGCCGGTGGTCTGGTGGCTGGTCGTCTCCTGGCGTCCGGACGTGATCTTAGGGCCCGCCACAACGGTCAGGCTTGGGATCGGAGTGAAAACTTCAGTGCTGGCACCGTCGCCCCTCTGGAGGACTGAGCCACGACCGAAGATGCTATTTGCGCTCATGATGTGATCTTTCGTTTAGTTTTTGATGATTATTTCCCAATCCGCAGAGGCGCGGAAAAGTCTGGTCTCCGGCTCGTAGCCGCTGCGCGGAGAGCGCGGGGTGGCCGCCGAGAACGTGGTCGACCCAACCACGGTGCTGTTCAGGCCGAGCATGATGGCCTTGAGGGCCTCGCGGGCGGCGAAGGCATCCGCCCGGGTGCTCGCGTAGATGTCGAATTGGTAGAGGCTGGAGACATACCCGAGGCCGTCGCCGTGCGTCATCTCGAGGTCGCCAGCCACTTCCTTGAAGACGAGCGTGGGCCCTGGCAGCGTGCCGGCCTGGGGCATCAGGTCCGGGTAGGCCCTGTCGCCGATGATCGCCGAGAGTTCGGCATCAGTCGTCAGGAGCGTGAAAAAGTCGGATTCGGTGCTCATCGGGTTGCCTCGTCGACGGCTTTGTCGAGATTCTTCTCCAGGTATTCCTGGAAGTATTTCACGGCATTCTGCTTGTTGTCCTCGATGGCCGGTCGCAGGAACGGGGTTGCCTCACGGGTTGAGGTTCCGAGCTCCACGTGTGATACGTACTTGGTCGGAATCTCAACGATGGGCGCCCCCTTGTGTTCTCCTCGCGTGCGAGTGAGTCCTGTATCGAACTTTACGCCACGCTGAGGTCCGACCATGCCGTAGAAGGTCCACCCGTCGCGCAGCCGCATGGCCTTCGTCGTGATGGAGTCGCGCAGGGCACCCCACTGCACCGGGCAGTAGTATTTCGCCTTGAGCGCGATGGGCTTCAGGGCGGCACGCACCGCGTAGATGAGCGCGCGGCCGGCCATCGCTTCCGGGAACTTCTCCAGGGAGGCAATCGTGCGGTCGAGGCCCTCGACCTTGATCTCCACGGAGTCGCTCATTTGACGACGCCCCTTTCGGTCGTGATGACCAGGTACTCACGGCGCCCGACTTCGGCCGGGATGCCGACGACGTTCAGGACAGCCCCGCGGTCATCGATCATGCGCTCGGAACCGTCGAGGCCGTCTATGTAGCGGATCGTCCACTCGGTGAAAAGGGTGTCGGTGTGCTGGACAGAGGAGGCGAAAAGCTCGCCGCGTCGCGACCCCGCAACGTCCCGGCGCCCTGCCCACGGCGTCGCGAACGTAACCCATGCCGTCGACTGCGTGCCGTCCGGGTTGCGGGACACGCTCTGGCGCTGAAGGGTGACCTGTCGGTCGAGGTTGAGCGTGATGTCCATGGTCAGCGCTTCTCCTTCTTGTCGGCCTTGATCTCAACGATGTCCTGATGGATGGCGTCCAGCTTCGTGACCAAGACGGTGAGGATCTCGTCCTGCTTGTTGTCGCGCAGCTCCTTCGCGTCGAAGCGGGTTGAAAGGTGCTCCTGCCCGCGCTCCAGCTGCGCGATCCGGTAGCTGTTGACGTAGTATGAGCCGATCCAGCCTCCGAGGGCGGCGAGGCCAACGAGCAGCGACACGATTACACCGACATCGTGCAGGGTGAAGGTGAGCTTTCCGTTGTCGTCGCGGCTCATGATTTGCTTTCTACCCCTACGATGTAACAGGGCATCTTGTGACGGCTTACCACATCGGCGGGGATGCCGAGGGCGTCTGAATCGAAGGTGATTTCCGGGCCGTGCATCGGCTCGAGCCAGGGCGGCAGTCCGGGGATAAGATCGTGGACGTTTCGCCAGTGGGCAGAGTTGCCGTCCATGTATGCGCCGGTCTTGGCAGCAAAAGAGACGTCGCCCACGCGCGGGCATCCGAAGGTGATGAGGCGCGGATACCAATGGGAGGCGTTGGCCGTGCGTGCGGCGAGACATGCCAACGCACCGCCGAGTGAATGCCCCGCAATGGTGACGTTGCACTGCTTGTCCCAAAGGTATTCGCGCAGATTCCGGTAGGCGCGCTCGAGCCTGCAGCGACACCACATGCGGAAAAAGCCGTGCTCGATGAAGCAACTCAGCCCATCATTGAACACGACCGAAATGGCGTGGCTGTCGAAGTTGTTGACCCACTCGGCGGCGTCCTGCGTACCGAGGAAGATCAGGGCCTTCTCATCGCCGCAGCCGATCAGATACCCCGTGACGATCTCGCTGCCCCACGGGCCAAGGTGCGGGTTCATCATCACGCGGTCAAGCAGCGCCCAGCCCTCCGGCAAGACGGGGCTCTGCGCATCGGCGTAGCCCGAGGCGATGACCTGCGCGCACTGGAGCGGGGTAATCATTTCTTAGAGTCCTCAGTGGCGGGGACGGAGGGTGTGGTGCCTTTCTCGATTGCCGATGCGGTAGTACCGGCAAGAGCCGCGCTCGTGGTCGCTGCCTCGGGCGAGGACACAACGGGAACAACGATAGGCGGTTCCACGGGCTTCACGGAGCCCGGCGCAATGATCTGAATGCCGCTGGCGCTAAGGTCCCAACTCGTTCCCCACAGCGGGATCATCAGGCCAACCTTCAGGTTGACGACGGTGAGGTTACCGTTCGCATCCTTGGCAATCCCTGTAGCGCTCTCGGAGTGCGAGTATATCGGCGTCTTGGTGGTCTGGGTGATGTCGTTGGCTACGATTCCCATGCCCTTGATCTGAGACAGGAACGTCGTCGCGTTCTTGTTGGCGGTGGTAGCGCAACCAGAAAACAACAGCGCGAGGCTGGCGATAATGAGAGTGAATAGCGTTTTCATCGAATAAAGATGGCGGTTGCGATTGCTCGGTAGAGCTCGGCCAAGGCGTGCCTACGTTTGCCGCGCAGCTCTTGGCGAGCCGCACAGGCGAGGTGTAGGCAAACTTGGTCGTGGCGTGTCATTGGAGTTTGCGCACAAGATTTCCGGTGGATTGATTGATCTGGAGCTTGCCATAGGGGCCGATAATGAACCCGCCCGAGGCGGGAATGACTACAGGTGCCGCATTGACCGTCAGCGAAGCCGCCGAGCTCGTCACGCTGCCCTGGGCGTTCGTGACGGTGACGGTGTAGGAGCCTGCATCACCACTGACCGTTGCGGCGATGGTGTAGCTTGAGCTGGTTGCGCCTGAGATGGTCGATCCGTTCTTGAGCCACTGATACGTCAAGGGCGCGGTGCCGGTGGCGGTGACAGAGAAGTATGCAGGACTGCCAACAGTGGCCGTGACGGACTGCGGCTGCGTGGTAATCGACGGAGCAACCAAACCCGCGTTAACCGTCAGGGTCGCCGCGCTAGTGGTAGCCGTGCCCTGCGAGTTGGTGATTACGCAATCATAGGAGCCTGCATCGCCGGACACCGTGCTCGAAATCGTGTAGCTGCTGGAGGTCGCCCCGCTGATGTTCACTCCGCCCTTACGCCACTGATAGGTCGGCGCCGGGTTGGCTACAACGGAGACCGCAAACGCCGCGCCATTGCCTGCGGTGATTGAAACGCTCTGCGGCTGAACCGTGATAGTAGGCGAAGCGAGCGCACCGCGCAATGGGTGAGGATACTGGAGCGGCACGTAGTTAAGCACCCATGCGGAACCATTCCAGACATACTGCTGACCGGAAGTGTTAGCCGCCTTGGTCGTGTCCCAGCTTCCCTCATCCGTGACCCACCATCCGTAGCCAGTGACAGTCGGCGTGTACGCTAGCATCTGCGCCTTCGTTCCGACCTGAACGCCGGTCTGATTGTCGAAGCCAGCAGAGGCGAAGTAATCGCGGTTCGGAGCGATCAGGTCTCGCTCGGTGAAGGTCGCGCTCGGGTTGCTAGTCTGAGTCTGGTAGAGCGAGATCGCGCCGGCGTCGGGCGTCTTGAGCGTGCGGACCCAAGGGGAGTTTGATCCGTAGGTGTTACCCCACATGTAAGCAGGCTCAGAGCCAGCGACTTTCGGGTCCATGCCCACGCCAATCTGATCCAGGATCGGATAGTTTACGGGGGTCTGATAGACGTTAGAAAACGCACTCCACAGTCCGCGATAGCCGTAATCCGTGATGATCGGCCAGAGCGTCGATGAGTTCGGGACGCTGTTGTTAAAGCAACGGAACGTGCCGCCACGCAGCTCAATCACGGTCCAATAGGTATAGTTTGTCGTCCAAGTGTTGTTGTAGATTTCAACGTGGCGAGCCGAACGCGCCGGGGTGTTGCTCGCTGCGCCGTGGGCGTCTACCTTGATGGGCCCGGTGAAGGTACAGTTGCGGACAACGGCGCGGCTATTTGCATTGAAGTCAAAGTAGCCGGTTCCATTGAAAGTACAGTCCTCGAAAACGAGCGCGTTCTGCGAGCCGAGACCCGCAGCAGTCTGCCAAGAGTCGGTAGGGCCACGTGTGAAAATGAATTCATCGTTGCCTGCGCCTCCGGTGATGGAGCAAGAATCGACAAGGCCATAACACGCCGAGTAAATGCCGTATCCAGCCGACGTCGACGACACGTAGGCGCAGTTAGTAACGCGGAATCCACCCGCGGCAGTAGTGGTAACAATCGCATTGGTGAGCGATCCGCCGCCCTGCGTAATTGTCATGTCGCGGATCGTCGCCGCCGCTGAAACTGTGAAGATTCCGTAGCCGTCCGACTTCGACGGCGCTGTAGTGGCAATCGTGATATTGGTAACTCCGACTCCAGCGCCCTGCAAAATGACCGCCTTGTTAAGCGCAATTGCTGCCTTGCTGGTGCCAATTGTGAAATTGCCAGCAGGAATCGTGATCGTGTCGCCAGCGGTCGCCGAGGTAATCAGGGCGTTGATATTGGCCTCGGTGCCGTCTGAGTTGTATGTTGCGCCACTGGCCGACAGCGCCAGAAGCAGACCAAGGGCGAATGAGAGAAAGCGCTTCATGGCTTATTCGACGTAAACATTCCCCCAGAACGTCCAGCCGACAGGAGCCGTTGACCACGTAGGGCAAACAATCTGAATCGTCAAATTGTCGCCCTGTGCGACGGCAATGTTAAGCGAGGTATTCGAGAACTCGCGAAGCTGAGTAGTAGCGCCAACCGCCTGCAGCAGTACGGGCGTACCGCCGTTAATTACGACATTCATCGTAATCGACTCACCAGTTCCAGTCGTGGTCGCACTACAAGAGACGTAGGCCGCCTTGATCGTTCCGGCCTTTGGAACTCGGATCTGGCGTAGGGCGGAGTTGGTCGATGTACCACCAGCCGCCGCAGTACAAAAGTAGACGGTCGTTGCGCTAGACGGATTCACCGAGCTTGCGGACAACGCGATGGCGTATCCGCCAGTACCACCACCGCTAACGGTCTGATAGCTCGGAGCCACACCAGGTCCGTTGCTGATGAGAGCCTGACCGGAGGTTCCAGCAGCGAGACGCGTAGGTGCGCCGCTCGTGCCACCAATGATGATGTCGCCCGCCGTAGTCATTGGGTTCGACAGGGGCAGACCGGCTTGGTCGATCACGTTGCCGGAACTGTCCGTTACCAACGTCGAGGAGGCCGTGTGGCTCGCCTTTAGAACGTAGTCGGTAGGGCCATAGGCGGCGTCGGTTAGACCCAGTAAGAGCCGCTTGGTAGCCAGTGTCGCAGCATCCACTGCAGCACCCGGGTCAACCACGTAGGTGGCTCTGCCTTGGGCAACCAAGATCGCCGCATCGGTCGTCGGGATCGTGTAGGTAGATCCCTTCTGCATCAGCGTGCCCGCCTGGAACACGTTGTCAGTTGCAACGACCTGTGTGGTGTCGACCGCGAAAGCGATCTGGGCGACCGCGAAGAGGAAGGCGAAGAGGAGTTTCTTCATGGTGATGATGCGTTTGAAATTCAGGTGACCCAACTGCCTACCCGCTTGCTCTCGAGCATGTGCTTCACGCCAAGCGGGACTTCGATGGCCGACCCGCTGCCGATGACGAAGGCGTCGCGCTGGTCGTAGTAGCGCTTCACGAGCAGCATGATCGCCAGGCGCAAGGTCTGGGAAACCGAGCCGGCGTCAGGCATTCCCGCCGTGAAGGTGATCTGCACGCAGTCCGGCCGGTCGAACAGGCTCGGCCAGGAGCTGGTTGACTTGAGCGCAAGGGCGCCGGGCTCGCAGTGGGTGATGACGTAGTAGTTCGAGGGATCCAGCGTGACCTGCGCGCCGCTCGGGTCGTAGTATTTCACCGAGTCCACGGAGATGAGCGGGGAACGGTCCAGCGGGATCACGTTCCAGTCGGTGCGCCGGGCGGTCGGATACCAAGTGAGCAGGCGGTTGCTCCCGAGGGTGTCGAGCCCGATGGGTGTGAGCTCACCAGAGCGGTCCTCCGTCTTGTATCCGCTCTGCCAGTCCGGCATCACGAGCCTGAACTGCTGCGAGACGAGAGAGCGGCCCGTGAAAGCCTCGACGGCCTCACGGGCTGCGGTGACCATCGCCGAAATGAGTGCGTCCTGAGACGACGTATCCACACGCAGGAACGTCTTGGCGTCTGCGAGGGAGACCGGCTCAGAGGCGGGCCCAGTGACGGTGATGGTCGATTTGAGGAACATGGCTTATGCCACGGTTACTTGGCGGCCTTGGCCTGCGCCTTCTTGATCGCGGCGGCTTCCGCTTCCTCGACGGTGAGCGGAACGTTCTTCACTGGCGGCGTCTCCTCCTCGGACTTGTAGAGGACTGCGCGGCCGTAGTTGCCGAGCAGAATTGCCTCGTCGTCGGGCAGGTCGATAACGTCGTTCACGTAGACAGGCTTCTTGTTGGCGACGGTGTTTTCGATGATGCGAACTTTCATGGATTTGGCTGGGTTGACTTTGAAGATTCGCGGGCCGTGGGAGTTGCCCACGACCCGCTTTCGTTAACTCACAAGGGCGTCGCTCAGGCGTTGGGCGTGAGCACGTCGAGCATCGCGGCGAAGGACTCGGCGCGGACGACGTTGTTGTCGTGGTACATGTTCAGGACCAGCGTGCGCTGGCCGGCCTTGGCGCTCGCCACATCGCGGACGATGTCGAGCGTCACGCCACCCCAGAAGGCCTGCACCAGGTCGGCGAAGTTGCCGAAGATGATGGCCGAGCAGATGGCGTTGGCGCTGCCCTTGGTCAGATTCGACGGCACGCTGTTGGTCCAGTGCGGGGTGTAGCCGGCGAGCATCGCGTCCTTCTGGTCAGGATCGTAGATGTAGCGGGAGTCCGTACCGGTGACGTTGTTCTTCAGCGTGGTCTGCAGCTGGGTCTTGGTCTTCGCGTTGGCGAGCCAGCCGAGGTTGCCCATGATGGCGTTGGCCTGGTCGACCTTGCCGGTGATGGCGGACAGGGCGGCCCAGGTGGGCGCGGCGCCGTTCGTACCACCGACCACGGAGCCGATGCCCGAGGTGTTGATGATGCCGAGCGGCTGATTGCTGGAGCCGGAGCCAAAGATGGCGCGCTGCTCAGCAAGCACGGAGGCCTGCTGCTGGATGTTGCGGCTGAGCACCTGGGTGATGACCTCGTTGCTCTGGATGATCAGCTGGTCGGAAACGTCGACGAACGTCGCGAGGCGCTTCGGAGAGAAGGACACCTGCGAGACGGTCGGGCTGATGCCGCCCGGGGTCGCATTTTCCGCGATGTTGATGATCGTGCCGTTCGCGGTCTTCAGGTAGCGGGGCCAGTTGAAGTTGCCCTGCAGGCCGGTGAGCACCGTGGCGCCGGCGGCGGGAAGCACGAGCGCCTCATAGAAGGCGTCGAGCAGGCCCATGACGTTCGTCTGGATCGTCATGGCGCCCTGGTCACCGGTAACGGAGGTCGTGCCGGTGGCGGTAACGGCGCGGCGCTCGCGACCGGGGGCACCGCGGCGCTGAACGACCACGCGCGGGAGCACCATACGGGACTCTCCGATGCCGCAGGCAAGGGCCTCCTTGGCGCCCTCGGCGAGCAACTCGCCCTCGACGCCGTCCAAAGCGGACGTGCCACGATCAAGGGCCCGCAGGCAGCGGCCGATGTCGAAGCGGTTGATGTCGCGCTGCTCGCTCTGGCTGTATTGCTCCAGCGGGGAGCGCTGCGACATGGTGGCGATGTGGCGAATTTCACGCTCGGCATCGGCGTCGAAGGCCTTCACCTCCGCCTCGATGGCGTCGTACTTCTTCGCCTCATCGGCGTTGAGTCCACGGCCCTCACGGCGGGCAATGGAGATAATGGCGTCGAGTTCCTTAACCTTCGCGCCACGCTGTTCCTGGATCTTCTTGAGATGTGCAGACATGGTTTTGATTTTGTTGGCGGGAGGGTTACTTGATGGACGCCAGGCGCTTCTCCCACAGCGCCAGCGGCGGCTGATTGTCACTGGCGGGCTTAGCCGCCTCTCGAGATTCCTTGGCGAGCTGCTGCGCGCGGGCGGTGGTGTCCGCGTCGATCACGCCGCCATTCGCCAGGATGAAATCCATCAGGGTCTTCACGTCCTCCTGCGCGTCGGCCACTTCGGCCTTCGCATATGCGGCCATCGGGCCGTCAGGACATGCGCGCAGATACTCCTGCGCCTCGTAGACCTCTTTGAGCTCGTACTGCAGGCTTGCCCACGCATAGGCGACGTGGTGGCTCATCGAACCGTCTCCGCCGCACTGATACTCGTACTCGTCGTACATGTACTGGCCGCGGCGCGCCTTTGAGCGCATCGAGACGGTAAGCGAAGAGTCGTCGTAGGCCGGCCAGGCCACTGGGTTGATGGCGTAGAGCCGGGCGTCGGTGATGACCCGCAGGTCCTGCTGGCCGCGCTTCTCCCACTTCTCGCCGTCGCCATTAACCGCGAACTCGAAGCTCACACCCTGGATGATGTTGCGCTGCGAGAGGCACATCAGGTCCCGGCCCGCCTGGGTGTCGGGAACAAGGGCGCGGACCGACATCACCTTTTCGTTGGAGGTGATCGTCATGTTCTCGCCGATGCGCGCGAAGCTCGAGAGAGGGTCGTCGGTGTGCCCAACGAAGCCCATGATGTCGCGATCCTTCTCCAGAGAACGCTTGAAGGCGTCGGGGTGGATCTGCTCGATGAACGGCTTGCCGTGGTTCAGATGGCGCTCGGCGATCAGGCCGGAGTCGGAGTTGAACGGGATCTCGGCCACGAGGGCGCCGATGTACCCGGCTTTCTTTTCGTCGTCCGTGAGTTGACGGAGTTGCAGGCCTTTGCGGCCACGGGTTTCCCGGGTCTTCATGGTGAGTCGTTGCCCTCCTTCAGGGCGGGATCCTGCTGGGCGCCGTTCGCGCCGCCCGGCTTCTGTGCCTGGTCACTGAACCCAAGCAGGTAGTCATCGCCGATATGGTCTGGGAGATCGTTCATTCCCTCCTCCTCGCGCACATCGTTCACGTTCATCGCGCGAATCCGGCGCATGATCTGGTAGCGCTCGGCTCGCTCCTTGGCGGTGCCGCGCGTGAGGGCAGACGTATCGAAAGACCAATGCAGACCGCTCAGGCGGTCCTCCTCTGTCAGGAGGGCCATGTCCAATTCCTGCTCCCAGCGCGTGAGCCGGTCTGCGAGCGAGAAGTCCACGAAGGCGCGGTTGAGCTGCTCGACGCCAGACCCCCAAGAGGTGGTCTTCTCGGTGCTCTGCAGCAGGTGCAGCGGCACGCGGTACGCGCGGGCGATCTCCTCCACGTCGAACTTCCTCGACTCCAAGAACTGGCTGTCCTGGTTCGAAAGGGAGATCGGCTTCACGTCCAATCCGCCGTAGGCGACGAAGGGCTTATTCGAGTTCGCGACGCCGCCGTGATTGCGGTTCACCTCGTCGCGGATACGGTCCATCTGCTCCTTGGTGGCGGCGAGCGGGGCCATCATCACGAGGCCAGGGGCGGCGCCGTTCGAGAAGTGCCGGGCGGCGTGCTCCTGGGTGGTGAGCGCCAAACCCATGGACTCCCTCATGGCGGTCACAGGTGAGATGCCGGTTACGCCGTCCTCGGAGAGCTCCTTGTGGTGGAACACCTCCCAGTGCTGGAGGACCTTGCCGCGGTAGCGGTAGAAAATGTCACCATCGGGCGTGCGCCATATTTCCGTCTGGAGCGGGTTCAGCCACTTGAGCGCGACGGGCTCGAAGTAGGCGTTTCGCTCGATGAGCGCCAGGGCGTTGCCTCGGGTGAGTACAACCGCCTCCATGGCCTGCATCCACTGGAATGGCGTGCGGATGCCGTCCGGCGAGAGGTTTACCAGCCGGCAACTCGGGTGGTCGGTGATGACTTCGTGCCCGTTGGCGGTCTTGCGAACCAGCTTCTTGGGCAGTCTAGCGATAATGCCGCTCAGGATCTGGACGCACGCATAGACCGTGCTGATCGTCTTGGCCGTCTCGCTCGTGACGCTGGCTCCTGACTTCGTCGGGATGCCCAGCGACTGCAGCAACGCTTCGGAGGGCGAATTCAGCGAGGAGACAAGCGGGGCCGAGCGCTTCTCGAGCGCAAGCGTCCCGACAGCACGAAGAGTGCGGTCATGGTCTGCCTGCAGGAGATCGGACGCGGTTCTTGCCACGCCCGAGTATGCGTTCCGTCACGTAGTTAAACGCGAACTACGTGACGCCGAGTTCTGCCGAGTGAGGCCGAATTATGCCGAATTTCTCACCTTTTTACCGAAGGGCTTCCACTTTGGGTTGTTCGTCCACCACACCCACGCGACCGAAAACAACACGACCTCTTGCCTCACGGATTGCGGGCAGGCGCGGATCAAGGCGCGGTAGTAGTCCTCGTGGTGGAAAACGCCTCGCCCCTCGAAGTCTAGAACAAGCTCCTTGGCTGATCTAAGTTTCTCTGTGCTCATTTGTTGAAAAACATGATTCCGGGGCCTGCTGTGTTGGTCTCCATGGCGCGCTTCGCCCCTCCAAGCGCCATCACCAGGGCGACGACCGGGTCAATCTTCTGGTCGTTCGATTCCTTATCGAGCATCGGCATTCCGCGCCGGCTCGGCTTCTCCACGCAGTTCGAGATTGCCCACTCGAGCACCGGGTCGCCGTCGTGGATCATGCGGCCTGACCGGATCATGGCGTCGAAGTCACGCACATGCTCAGGCATCCGGCCGCCCGCGTAGGCGTCGACACAGGTGATGCCCTCGGCGGCCAGCGGCGAAACGAAGCCCAGGGTGTGGGCGGGGTCGTACTCCAGGCTCTCGATCTGGTACTGGGCACGCAGCTCGAGGATCTTCGTCCGGATCACCTCGTGATCGATCACAAACTCGCCGGCCTCGATGATGTGCCCGGCATCCACCCACGCCCGGTAGTGTTGCATCTGGGGCTGCTGGATCGTCTCCCGCGGCAGAAAGTAGAAGGCCTTGATCGCGAACCGTTCGCTTTCCACCGGGAACAGGAGCGGGAGCGCGCAGATGTCGTGCTTCATCATCATGTCCAGCCCGGCAAAGCACCTGGCTCCGGGAGTAATGAACCGGCCCGTGTCCTCCTTCAGGAGCGCCCACTGCTGCAAGTTGAACATGCCGGCCTTCGCGTTCACCCACAGGTTGAGGTGTTTGGTCTTGTAGGCGGCCTGGGCGCGGGGGTCTCGGCTGGCCTTGTCGCGCTCGGCGCGCAAGAAGTCGCCGTACACCGACACGTCGTAATTCGGGTTTGCCTTTATCATGGCCGCGTCGGAGTCCCAGGCGTCCCCCTTGTCGATCGTGTAGATGATCGCAAAATGCGTGTCATCCACGAACTTCCGGGCGAGCAGGTTCTGGCAGGCCTTCCAGTCCTCACGGCACGGGCCCGCGAGGTTGGCGCCCGCGGTCGAGATCCTGACGCTGAGCGGCTGTTTGCGCGCACCCATGCCCGTCTCCATCGTGCTCACGAGCTCGTCGGTCTGGTGCTCATGGTACTCGTCCGCGATGGAGCAATGCGGACTCGCGCCGTCGCCAGGCTTCCCGATCACCGGCTCCATGCGGCTGCCGTCCTCTTCCCGGATCAGGCTCTCCGCGTTGATGGTGATGGCCTTCAGGGCCACCATGTCAGGCTCCTTGCGGCACATCTGCTTCGCGGGCCGGAAGACCTCCATCGCCTGCTTGCGCGTCGTGGCGCCCGAATACACCTCGGCGCCCGGCTCACCGTCGAAGGCAAACATCCGCAGGCCGATGCCGGCGCCGAAGATGCTCTTGCCGTTCTTACGGGGCACGTAGATCGATGCGCGACGGAAGCGCCGCATGCTGTCCGCCTTCTTCACCCAGCCGAACAAGGAGCCGATGATGAAGCACTGCCAGGGCTGCATGATGAGCCGCTGGGTGCGGCCGTCGCCGTCCTTGCGCGCCCACTCGCCTTTGACGTGCGGGAGCTTCTCCATGAACGCGCAGGCCCGCCCGGCATTGCCGTCGTCGAAGCGGTACGGCCAGTCGCCCTTGCTGCGCTCGAGGTCATCCAGGTGGCGCTGGCACGCCTGGCGAACCTCCAAGCACGCGCTGATCTGGCCACTCACGACCCCGCGCACGTAGTCGTTCATCCTGGCCATGTACTTCGGGCTGACGGGCTTCATAGTCTGATCACTCCTCGAAGGTGTTGCCCTTGGGCGTGGTCGGAACCAGCACCCTAGAGCGGTCCGCGGGGGTGGCGCCGAGCTTGGAAACGATGCTCATGAGCGTGTTGCCCTCCGTGGCGGTGGCGGTGCCAGCTCTGACTCCCGCGAGATAACGCGCAGCCAGTTCGATGGCGACACGGTCAGAGCGCTTCAGGACGCCGTCCTGCAGCATGCCCACAATCTCGTTCCAGGCCTCAACCTGCCTCTTGCTCAAGCAGGCGGGCGGATCACCAAGCGGGCCTGACTGATTCGGCTCGTTGTCGACAGAACGGCGGCGG